TTGGAAGAAAAGGAACTGGGAATAGATGCAACAAACTGGCTCAAAGAAAAATTGGAAAGCACTCTGGCTGGCGATGATGAGCTCACTATTCGCACTGAGCTTCATGGTGGTGTCGGCAAGTACGGTCGGCTTCTGGGTTGGCTTTACGTTGGGGAGGAATCAATCTCACTCAATGAGCAAATGATTGATGAAGGTTATGCTTGGCCTTACGATGGTGGAACTAAGCAAAAAAACTTCGAGGATTTACGAGAGATTCGTAGATCCTTTGGGACACTTAATGAGGGTTAATTATGTTTGGAGTATTGAATGTTGTAGAGGCATGGAATGAAATCTCATGGGGAGATGCTATTCCATTTGTCCTTGTATTAATTGGTCTTTACTGGGTTAAGGTAAAGATAGATACATCTGCTGGTCTAGGTAGAAAGAAAAGCAGACAATTGAAAAAGATTATAGTTGAGGCAATAAAAGAAGCGAATGGCTAAAGCCCAAGACATATACTTAGGTAACCCGAACCTTAAAAAGGCAAACGTTTCTGAGGACTTTACACCTGATCAGATTCAGGAATATCTTAAATGTGCTGATGATCCAATATACTTTATCAGACAGTACTTAAAGATTGTATCTCTGGATGAAGGTTTAGTCTCTTTTGATATGTACGATTTCCAAGAGGAAATGGTGCAGAAGTTTCATACTGAAAGATTCAATATAGCAAAGTTACCTAGACAGTCTGGGAAGTCAACAATTGTTACAGCATATCTTTTATGGTATGTCCTGTTTAATCAGAATGTAAACGTAGCAATTCTTGCAAACAAAGCTGCAACGGCTAGGGAAATGCTTGGTCGTCTCCAATTATCTTATGAAAATTTACCACGTTGGTTGCAACAGGGTATTAACGAATGGAATAAAGGTAGTCTGGAATTAGAGAATGGTAGTAAGATTATGGCAGCATCCACTTCTGCATCAGCAGTTCGTGGTATGTCATTCAACGTTATATTCTTAGACGAATTTGCATTCGTACCGAATCATATTGCTGACCAATTCTTTAGTTCAGTTTATCCTACTATATCTTCTGGTAAGAAAACTAAAGTTATAATCATTTCTACCCCACACGGTATGAATATGTTTTATAAACTTTGGCATGATGCTGAAAGAAAGAAGAATGAATATGTACCAACTGAGGTTCATTGGTCTCAAGTACCTGGTAGAGATGCTAGATGGAAAGAGCAAACCATTGCAAACACTTCAGAGCAGCAATTCAAAGTTGAGTTTGAGTGTGAATTCTTAGGATCAGTTGACACTCTTATTAGTCCTACTGCATTGAGGACTATGACATATGAGGATCCACTTAATGAAAACAAAGGTCTAGCAATTTATGAAAATGTCGAGGAAAAGCATAACTACGTTATCACTGCTGACGTTGCAAGGGGCGTATCTGGTGATTATTCTGCATTTCTGGTGGTTGATACAACAACAATCCCCTATAAGATAGTTGCTAGATATAGAAATAATGATGTTAAACCTATTCTATTCCCTAACATACTGGTAGATGTTGCTAGAAATTATAATGGTGCATTTATATTAGTAGAAGTAAATGATGTTGGTGGTCAGGTAGCGGATATTATTCAGTATGATTTAGAGTATGATAATCTACTCATGTGTGCAATGCGGGGTAGAGCAGGACAACAGGTAGGACAAGGATTCTCAGGTAAGAAGACACAGATGGGAGTCAAGATGTCTACTGCTGTTAAGCAAGTTGGTTGTTCCAACTTAAAAGTATTAGTAGAAGATAATAAATTATTGATTCCAGATTATGAATGTATTGCAGAGTTAACTACATTCATTCAAAAGGGACAATCATTCCAAGCGGAAGAAGGATGTAACGATGACCTTGCTATGTGTATGGTTATTTTTGCTTGGCTTGCTATGCAGCAATACTTTAAAGAGCTTAATGATACTGATGTTAGAGCAAGAATCTATAGAGATCAGAGAGAAGCAATTGAGCAAGACATGGCTCCATTCGGTTTTGTGAGCGACGGATTTGAGGAAGAAGTTTTTAAAGATGCTCAGGGAGATGTGTGGAAGGTTGCTGAGAATTCCGCATCTGTAGGAGAGTACGGGGATAGTTCTTACATGTGGGAGTATAGGTGACGTTTCAAAATTATAAATATTCTTAGACAAACGATGCACTAATCAAACGGAGTTTTACTAATGGGCGTTTCTAATCAGCTTTCTCCAGGTGTAGTAGTACAGGAAAGGGATCTTACCACCGTAACTGCTCCAGCTGGTTTTAATATCGGAGTTTTAGCAGCTCCATTTGCACAAGGGCCAGTCGAAGAGATTGTGCAAATCGCTTCTGAAAGGAGTCTGGTTTCAGTTTTCGGTGAGCCGAATGAGAACAACTATGAGTTCTGGTTTACTGCTGCACAGTTTTTATCCTATGGTGGTATCTTAAAGACTATCCGTATCAATGACAGTGCATTGAAGAATGCTGTTGATACAGGTACTGCTCCTTTAATCAAGAATTTACAAGACTACGAGACAACTTACGAGAGTAGCAATAGCAACGCTTGGACTTATGCATCGAGAACTCCTGGCTTACTTGGAAACTCCCTAGGTATCTTCGCAACAGACGCTGGTCCTGACCAGATTGCTGTAATCCCTGCTCCTGGATCAGGTAACGAGTGGAGATATGCTGAAGATTTAGCTCTAACTGCTGCATCAGGTGCAAAAGGTAAAGTATATAAGTATTCAATTCGTCTAACAGTAACAACTCTAGTTGGAACATTCGTACCTGGTGCTTCTACAAGTATCGGAATTGGTGGTTCTGCTGAAGCAGTTGATGTCCTAGCATGGGATGCAGGTAACAAGATTCTTGAAATCGGTATTCCTTCAGGTGGTGTTACTGGTATCATCGCTGATGGTCAGACTGTAACTCAAGGAAGTAACACTGCTGTTATCGGTACTGCTGGTATTACTCGTCTTCTTTACATTGGTAAGGACAAAGCAAGCATCGACTTCGCTGCTTCTGATGCTCTTACAGACAGTGCATCTAACGCTGCTACTGTTACTTCAGTAAGAAATGAGTATGCAGAGCGTGAGTATCTACCTGGTTCTAAGTGGATTAACGTTGCTCCAAGACCTGGAACTTCTATCTACGCTAACTCAGTTGGTGGAGAGAATGATGAATTACATATCTTGGTTGTTGACGTTGACGGAGAAATTACTGGTAACCCTGGATCAATCTTAGAAAGATTCGTTGGTGTATCTAAAGCAACTGACGGTAAGTCTTCTGTTGGTGAAGTTAACTACTACAAAGAAGTTATCAAGCAGAAGTCACAATACATCTATTGGGGATCTGATGAAGCTGCTCCTTTCACAGGAAACGCAACTGCTTCAGATGGTAACTGGTCACTATCTGCTATCAACCGCAGATTTAACCTACTTCGTTCCGCTGCTGGTACTACTGCATATCCAAGTGGTGCTATCACAATTGGATCTAAGTCCAACTCAACACACTACTATCGCCTAGCAAGTGGTGCAACATATACAACTGGCTCAGGTGTATATACAGTTTCTAATACTGACATCGCTACTGCATATGGTTTAGTTGATGACCCTGAATCACAAACAATTGACTTCATCCTTTCTGGACCAGCTGGTGCAACGGATGCTGCTGCTATTGCTAAGGCAACATCAATTACAAACATTGTTGAAGAGCGTCGTGACTGCATGGCATTCTTCTCACCAACAAGAGCAGACGTTATTGGTATAACTGACCCTGCACAAATTACAACAAATATAGTTGATTACTTCGACCAGTTACCTTCAAGTAACTATTGCGTATTTGACTCTGGTTACAAGTACATCTATGACAAGTATAATGATGTTTATCGTTATGTCCCTTGCAACGGAGACATTGCTGGACTAGTACTTCAAACTGCTGAGATAGCAGAACCATGGTTCTCACCTGCTGGTTTCTCTCGTGGTGGATTAAGAAATGCAATTAAAATTGCATATTCACCTAACAAGACACAGCGTGATACCCTCTATGCAAATAGAATTAACCCTGTTGTTTCCTTCCCAGGACAAGGCATCGTATTATTCGGTGACAAAACTGCTCAAGGATTCGCAAGTGCATTCGATAGAATCAACGTCCGTCGCTTATTCCTTGTTATCGAGAGAGTTATTAGCACTGCTGCTAAGACACAACTCTTCGAGCAAAACGATGAGGCACAAAGAAATCTCTTCCTCAACATTGTTGAGCCATACTTGAGAGATGTCCAAGGTCGTCGTGGTGTAACAGACTTCTTAGTCAAGTGTGACGAGGAGAATAACCCACCAGCATCTGTTGACCGTGGAGAATTCTACGCAGAGATATTCGTGAAACCAACTCGCACGATTAACTACATTACTCTAACATTCGTAGCAACAAGAACTGGCGTTTCTTTCGCTGAGGTTGCTGGTTAAATTAAATAAAAACAATCAAGAGACCCTACGGGGTCTCTTTTTTTGTGTCAAAAAAGCGGAAAGTCTAAATAGTTGCAAACGGAGCTATAAAAAACAATGGCAATTAGAGGCACTATTGATGACTTTAAGGCAAGTGTTGTATCCGACTTCGCTCGCCCTAACCTGTTTCAGGTGGATTTAAACTTCCCAACAGGTATAATAAACGACGCAGCACTTTCAAACCTTGGAAAGTTTACAGTTAGAGCTGCTAATTTACCCGCATCACAAATCGGAGTAATTGAAGTACCCTTCCGAGGAAGAGTATTAAAGATTGCTGGAGACCGTACATTCGAGCCATGGACAATCACAATCATGAATGATTCTGGTTTCGTCTTAAGGAATGCATTCGAGTTATGGGTTGACGCAATTCAAGCAAGTAATGAAAACTTTACTGCTGCTGGCACATTAGGTGACGACAGTGATTCAACTGGTTACTTTGCAGACATGAGTGTTTGGCAACTTGCCAGAGACACAGGTGCAACTGTAGCAACAGGTAATAAGACTGAGGCTCCTAAGATTCTTAAAGGTTATAAATTCTACAACGTATTCCCAAGTAACGTTGCTGCAATAGACTTAGACTTCGGAAGTAACGACGCAGTGGAAGAATTCACTGTTGAGCTACAAGTCCAATACTGGACTCCTGAAGCGGCTAAGAAATAACCGACTTCCAAACCCCTATAAATAAGGTAGGGATTTAAACTAAGTCAAAAAATATAATGTCTCAGCTATTTGGTTTTTCGTTAGATCGCAAGAAGAAGGCTCCGAAGGGGCCTTCCTTCGTGCAAAAAGATAACCTGGATGGATCACAACCCGTTGCAGGGGGTGGTCACTATGGTTACTCTATCGATTTTGATGGTCAGGTAAGAAATGAATTTCAATTAATCTCTCGTTATAGAGAGATGGTTCTACAACCTGAGTGTGATGCTGCTGTTGATGATATCGTTAATGAAACTATTTGTGGTAACTTTGATGATGTCCCAGTAGAATTAGAATTGTCCAACTTAAAGGTTGGAGAAAAGATTAAGAAAATAATGAGGGAGGAATTCCAAGAGATTCTTCGCTTATTAGATTTTGAAAATAGAAGTTATGAAATCTTCCGTCGCTGGTATGTTGATGGGAGATTATTTTATCATAAGGTAATAGACCCTAAGAAACCTAGAGAAGGTCTAATAGAATTACGTTACATTGATCCTCGTAAAATCCGTAAGGTTTCAGAGCACGAGAAGAAGAAACAGGATTTAAGACCAGGATTAGGAATCAATGAGATGTTGACTCAAAGGTCTGCATCATACTACCTATACGATCCAAAGGGTCTGAAGAATCAAACTCCTACACAGGGATTAAAGATTGCTCCAGATTCTATTTGTTATGTTCATTCAGGTATCATGGACTTGAATAAGAACATGACATTGAGTCATTTGCATAAAGCAATTAAAGCAGTCAACCAGTTAAGGATGATTGAAGACTCTCTTGTTATATACAGATTGTCAAGAGCACCAGAGCGTAGAATATTCTACATCGATGTTGGTAACTTACCTAAGAATAAAGCAGAGCAATACCTCCGTGAGGTAATGGGTCGTTACAGAAACAAACTTGTATATGATGCTAACACTGGTGAGATTAAGGATGATAAGAAATTCCTTTCTATGCTAGAAGATTTCTGGTTACCTAGGAGAGAAGGTGGTAGAGGTACTGAGATTACTACACTACCAGGTGGACAAAACTTAGGTGAATTAGAAGACGTTAAGTATTTCCAGAAGAAATTATACAAGTCATTAAACGTACCTAACTCCAGACTGGAGACAGAGACTACATTTAACATTGGTCGTGCTGCTGAGATAACCAGAGACGAAGTTAAATTCCAGAAGTTTGTCGCAAGATTGCGTAAACGTTTCTCTGAGATGTTTATTGATTTGCTCAAAACTCAACTTGTTCTTAAAGGTATTGTAACACTTGAAGACTGGGATACCATGAAGGAGCATATCCAGTTTGATTATGTTGCTGACAACTACTTCACAGAATTAAAAGAGATTGAAATCCGCAATGAGAGGATGAATCAAGTTGCTACAATGGATCCATTTGTAGGCAAATACTTCTCTGTGGACTACATTCGTCGTCAAGTACTTAAGCAGACAGACGTTGAAATCAAGGAAATTGATAAGCAGATAGAAGAAGAAACTGAAGCAGGTATCATACAAAGCCCTGAAGAATTAGCTGCAATGGAGGCAGGAATTGACCCTGCTGCTGGCGCAGAAGCAGCTCCTGCACAGGAAGAAATTCAACCTGACCCCGCAGATTTGAAAAGAGCAGAGTTTTAATTGCTAAATAGTTGTTGTATTGACTAGGATTTATCGTTATGCCATCAGATGCAGCCCTTGATATTGTAGATAAAATATTTGGTGACCAGAAAGCTTCGGCTATTGATGCCACCAATGACGCTATTTCAGCGACTACATATGACATGATTCAAGCAAAGAAGCTTGAGTTTGCAAAGCAGATGGGCTTTGACCTAGACGACACTGCTCAGGCATCTGCTGATGAAGTAGAGAAATCTATTGACGGAGTAGGTGATGCTGAAGTAACAGATGTAGATACATCTGGTGTGCGTCTTCCAGAAGATCCCCCAGAAGGTGAGGAAGCTCCTGGAACCCCAGCATCAGTAGAGGCATCTGCTGAGACTGATGAAGTAAACCAAGAGGAGGAACCCGAAGATGAGACTGATAGCTGAAGAAATAACTCAGGTTAAATTTCTATCTGAGGAAAAGGAAGGCAAGAAGAATCACTTCATAGAAGGTGTATTCCTTCAGGCTGAACTTCAAAATAAAAATGGTAGGAAGTATCCTGTCAAGACTCTCGAAAGAGAAGTCGCTAAATATGATGAGCATCATATCCAAAAGGGTCGTGCTCTAGGTGAGTTAGGACATCCCGACGGTCCTAGCATAAATCTTGATCGTGTGTCCCACAAGATCGAGTCACTAAAGCAAGAAGGTAATAATTTCATTGGTAGAGCCAAGATTCTTGACACACCAATGGGATCAATTGCTAAAAACTTACTTGATGAAGGTGTAAGACTAGGAGTTTCTAGTCGTGGGATGGGTTCTCTTAAGAAAGAAGAGGGCTGTAACATAGTTTGTGATGACTTCATGCTTGCCACTGCTGCTGATATAGTAGCGGATCCTTCGGCTCCAGATGCATTTGTAGATGGAATCATGGAAGGAAAGGAGTGGGTTTGGGATAACGGCTTACTAAAAGAGTCTGCTGTTGCTCAAATTAAGCAGGAAATTGATGAGGCAACTCTAATAAACTTACAAGAACGGAAGGTTTCCGCATTCAGTAAGTTTCTAAAGAGTTTATAATTATAAATAATCAAAGACTAAAGCACTGAACGGAGTAAAAACAAATGTCTGACAATCAGAAATTAGATAATATGGAAGAAGTGTCTGAGGGTTCTAACGTTGTTACCAAAAATGCTAAACCAGCCGAAAAGATTGACACCTCTGGGTCATCTGATTCTCTGGGTGGCAGTGGTAAGAAAGTTGTCCACGTAGATACGGATTCACTTGAAGGAGCCGCTGGCACCAAAAACGCTGGAAAATCTGCTGCTAACTCTGTTAGTGTAGAGAAGGATAAGTCCCTGAAGACGAAGCCTTCGGACGCATCATCTAAGCAGGAGGAAGTCGAGAATGACGAAGAAGTCATCCAAGAAGAGCCTGAAACCAAATACGACTTTACTGAAGATGTTGACGCTCTTGTCGCTGGTGAAGAATTATCAGAAGAATTCAGAGCCAGAGCCGTAACGATCTTTGAAGCCGCAGTAACCTCTAAGGTTAACGAGGAACTTAAGATTGTACAACAAGCATTTGACGAAACTCTGACTGAAGAGACAGAGAAAATCAAAACAGAATTGGCCGAAAAGGTTGATGATTACATCTCCTACGCTGCTAAGACTTGGCTAGAAGAAAATGCACTAGCTGTCGAGCACGGTATTAAGGTAGAGATGGCAGAATCATTCTTTGCTGGTCTAAAAGGACTCTTCGTAGAGCACAACTTGACTGTGCCCGAAGAAAAATTCAACCTACTTGACGGTATGGTTGGAGAGCTTGATGAGATGGAAGCAAAACTCAATGAGCAAATCGACGCTAACGTCCAACTCAATAAGAGACTTGGACAACTTACAAGAATGGAAATCGTGAATGAGGTATCAGCAGGTCTTGCTGAAACTCAGAGAGAGAAGCTCGCTTCTCTAGCCGAGGGTGTTGAGTTTGAAACTGAAGAAGACTTTAGAAATAAGGTCGAGACAATCAAGGAAAGCTACTTTGCTCGCAAGGAAGCAACCGAGGTTGCAGATCCTACCGAAGACAAAGGGGAACCCCTTGTGGAAGATACCAATAGCACATCAATGTCTAAGTACGTTGATGCTTTAAGCAATTGGTCTAAATGATTATAAATTAATAACTACTTTTAGAGGAGACAAATGTCACTTAAATCACTCCAAGAAAAGTGGGCACCCGTTCTGAATCACGACGCTCTTCCAGAGATCGGTGATACCTATAAGAAAGGCGTAGTCGCACAACTTCTTGAAAACCAAGAAAAAGCAATTAGTGAAGAGGGTAAGATACTTACTGAGACTCTTCAAACCACAGGTTACACTGCTGGCGACACAGCAACTGGTCCAGTTGCAGGTTTCGACCCAGTATTGATTAGCCTAATCAGACGCTCAATGCCTATGCTTATTGCATATGACGTTGCAGGCGTACAACCAATGACAGGTCCTACAGGACTTATCTTTGCAATGAGAACCAACTACGGTGCAGAGCGTGCTCCAGCCGCTGGTGGTTACGATGAAGCATTCTTCGATGAGCCTAACGCAGGTTTCTCTGGTGGTGGTGGAAACACTTACGATCCAGGTGCTTCTTCATCTGCAAACAACGACGCAGAAGGCAACAACCCTGCACTTCTCAATGATTCCCCTGCTGGAACATATGAGCAGACAGGTGATGCTACTGGTATGACAACTGCTACAGTTGAAGCTCTTGATGACAGCAATGCCACCAACACGGCCTTCCGTGAGATGGGATTCTCAATCGAGAAAGTAACTGTTACTGCTCGTGCCCGTGCGTTAAAAGCTGAGTACAGCATAGAGATGGCTCAAGACCTCAAGGCAATTCATGGATTGGATGCCGAGCAGGAGCTTGCAAACATCCTATCAACAGAAATCCTTGCTGAAATTAACAGGGAAGTCGTTAGAACAATCTATACTAACGCTGTTGCTGGTGCTCAAAACAACACAGCTACTGCTGGTAAGTTTGACTTAGACGTTGACTCCAATGGTAGATGGTCTGTTGAGAAATTTAAAGGTCTTCTATTCCAGATAGAGCGAGATGCTAACGCTATCGGTCAGCAAACTCGTCGCGGGAAGGGCAACATCCTCATCTGCTCTGCTGATGTGGCTTCTGCTCTTGGAATGGCTGGCGTTCTTGACTACGCTCCTGCTCTTAATGGTAACAAC